CGACACATATTGCGCTAGAAGAAATTCGGAGGGTAGGTTCGCCTACCCTCTTTTTTGTAGGTATTTCTCGGGGCGAGTCTGAAAAGGCTTGCCCTTTTTCGTATTATAAATATGATAAATGTTTTGTTCTAAGAGGTCTATAATGCTATCTTTTTCCAATTATTTGACTGAAGCTAAAAAGAAAATTGATTCTTCCGAAACTGAAATCGAGCCAGATACAGATAAAATTAATAGTAACACTGCTCTTGGTGTGGCGTTCGAGACCCTTACAGCTTTGCATCTTCATGATAGAACAGACTCCTCGAAAAATAAAGATCCAGAACATTTAAAGAGAATTGAAGAGATTAGAGCAAAACATCAAAAGGCTCTCGCTTTCCTTACTCCAGAAAAAAGAGCAAAAGTTTTAAAAGGCGCAGACAGAGCAGCTACTGCATATCTTGAAAGTTTAGGTAATCAAGGCATCAAACCAACAGACATTCACGAAGTGCATCATACAAGCACTGGCATTGATAAAGTTTTTGGTTCAAAAGTCAGTCAATCTCAGAACCCACATGATATTGTTGTAAGAACAAAAAGACCACATCCATCAGCATTCGGTCCAAATAACGATCTTCATGGAACTTCCTTGAAGCTAACACAGGGAACTTTGAGTAACAATGGTGTTGGCGAAATGGATAAAGTGGCTGCTAGTCATGGTATGAAATTGAATATGGGCGACATCTGGAATAAAGGTTACAAAGACACTGTTGGTGATATGCCTAAAAAAGAAGTGAAGAAAATAAGAGATAGAGAAGATGTTGCTGGTGGTTACCTAAAAACTAGAGATAAAGTTCTGAAACATTATCAGAATGCGTTTAATAGCCCTGAAGGTGCAACTCCGGAAGAAAAATTAGAAAACCAGAAAAAACATTTGGCATATTTAATGAAATCAAATCCAGATATGAATTATGATTACACTAATGCTGAAAAGGGTTATTCAAAACCAGTTTCGGATCTAGATCATGTAAAGGCTGTGCAGGCTGCTAGATCGTTTAGTACAAGAGTAACAGATAGTATGATGCATATTTACGATCACGAAGGTAAACATATTCTTTCTGTTGAACATAGAGCTACACATGGTCCATGGTCGTCAATTCAAGTAAACGCTAAACTTGGATCAATGAAAGCGACGGGTCAACCAGCAAAGGCGCATCCAGCAGCTGCTGTAAATCCTCCAGAAAATAAAGCTCCTCCTGTCCCAGTTCAAGCACCACCAGCACAAAGACCAGATTCAGGTGGATTTGGACAACACAGAGGCGATGGACCAAATATTGGAAAACAATTGCCTAAACATTATCAAGGATATGTTGACAGATCGAGTTATATGGGTCACAAGGATAACGGGCAATGAGAATAGATTTTAAAACCTACTTAAACGAACAAGCTGCTGCAACAGAAGGCAAAGCACTAAAGCATCTTCGTCATATTGAAGATTATGCTATTCATGGTGGTCATGATGGTGTCGCAGCCGCCGATGAACATCTTCGTGGTATGCATGATATGTTGCTTGGTAAAAAATCAAGTTTACATGCTTCTACAAAATACGACGGTGCGCCTTCAATTGTATTTGGACAGCATCCAGAAACTGGACAGTTTTTCGTAGCTTCTAAGTCTGCTTTCAATAAAACTCCAAAGATTAATTACACTGACGAAGACATTGAAAAGAATCACGGACATGCTCCTGGATTAGTTACCAAACTAAAAGCTGCATTGAAACATCTTCCTGGTGTTATGCCACGTGAAGGCGGAGTGTATCAAGGCGACTTAATGCACACTGAAGGCGATGCTGTTTCAAAAGGTGGTAAAACTTCTGTAACTCCTAACACTCTTACATATTCTGCACCAAGTAATTCGCCTGAAGGCAGAAATATGAAAAAGAAATTAGGTGTAGTTGTTCATACAAAATATACTGGTCGTGGTGGTTTACAAAGTATGTCAGCTCAACCACTTGATGCTAAGACACGTGCTAAGTTTAAAGATCATCCTGACGTTAATAATATTGATCCTACTATAGATGTTAATCCAGCTAACTATTCTCCTGAAGAACAAAAAGCATTCCTTAATCATATGGATAAAGCAAAAAGAGCTTATGCTTCTATGAAACCAGAAGCTATGGATGCTATTGCTGGGCATGGTGAACAACTAGAAGCTCATGTTAATAATATGATTAGAACTGGTGGTAATGCTTCTGTTCAAGGATATATGGATCATTTGACTGCTCGTCATCAGAAAGATCTTGAGAAAGTTAAGACAGATGCAGCCAAACAAAAAAGAATACAGGCGCATGGTGAATTACTTTCTCATATTAGTAACAACAGAGATCATTTCGATAAGTTATTGAAGGTTCATGGGCATTTGCAAGACGCTAAGAATGTATTGACTAATGTTCTAGCAAAGAACTCTCCATACGAACATAGTGTTGCTGGTGAACACACTGGACCAGAAGGAACAGTTGTTGTTGATAAGAAAGGCAATGCTTCTAAATTTAATAACAGAAGAGAATTCAATCGCCTAAATTTCTTGAAGGGCGCATTCCAGAAACAGCAGGTAGCAAATGCAGAAGATCAACTTCAGTAATTTTTTAATTGAATCCGATCGTTCAACTCATGTAATGACGTTCATGAGAGCCAATCCGCCAACGATTGGTCATGAACGAGTTGTCAATCATGTTACAGATCTTGCTAAAAATTTAGATGCAGGTCATAGCATTGTTTTATCTCATTCGCATGATGGTGATAAGAACCCATTAACTGCTGAACAAAAGCTAAGACATGCTAAATTGGCATTTCCCGGAGCCAATGTATCAACTTCTTCTCCTGAACGCCCTAATATCATGAATCAAGTTTCTAATCTTTATGGTAAAGGTGTGAGAAACTTACATGTTGTAGTTGGTCAAGATAGAGTTGATCAGTTTGATAAATTGCTAAATCAATATAAAGGCGTTGAAGGTGCACATGGTCATTATGGCACTGATATGAACATTACAGTTCATTCAGCTGGTGGTAGAGATCCAGACGCTGAAGGAATTGAAGGTGTATCTGGAACTGGTCAAAGAGTTCACGCAAGAAATAATAATTTTGAAGGATTCCGTGCAGGCGCACCAAGTCATATGACTGACGAGCAAGCAGCTTCGCTTATGAATGATATTCGTAATGCTAAACCACCAGAGAAACCAGTAAAACCAACTAAGAAAAAACTAAAAGAAGAAACAGTTGCTGGTGGCGAAATGGTAAGAGGGTTTGGTGATGTTTCTGGTAATCCAGCAGTTCAGAACGATCCTTTGCAACAATATATTGGTGCCAATGCTTTAGCAAAAGATCAACAAAACGGCGCTTTGATGAAAATGATGAAAGACAGTCAATATAATTTGATTGGGTTTAAAGAGTTTAATCCACGCACTGTTACTAGAGATAAATCATTAGAGTATTGGAACTCTGATGAAAATGGCGACTTCTTAAAATCTAGAAAGAAAAAATAATGGCACAGTTTCGTAAAGATACACATCAATATTTGCCTGATAATAAAACATTATTTGAAGTTGTTATGCTCGCCGATCAATATGGTAATCAAGTTGGACCAGCAAACCCAACAGGAACTGCTGTTGATGCTTTTGGTAGAGCCAGAGTATCAAGCCCACTAACTCTTTTTGATTCTTCTCACCGTTATCGTGACAACAATCTATGGACCACTTCTAATACTGCTGGTGGAACTTATGCGTTTTCTGAAAATGAAGGTCTTGTAAATCTTAATTTAACAACCGCCAACAATGCAGAAATCATTCGTGAGACAACTAAGGTTTTCTCTTATCAACCAGGCAAGTCTTTACAAATTTTACAAACATTTGTCATGCAGCCTAAGACTAATGTTCGTCAGCGTGTAGGTTATTATGGCGCCAACAATGGCATTTATCTTGAGGTGGCAAATAATACAGCATATTTGGTTGAAAGGTCTTTATCATCAGGAGTAATGCAAGAAACGAGAGTAGCGCAGTCTAATTGGAATTATGATACTCTATTAGGCGCTGATACTTCGAGTCCATCTGGTATCACTTTAGATTTATCAAAATCGCAGATTATGTTTATTGATATTGAATGGCTTGGTTTGGGAACAGTAAGATGCGGTTTTATTATTGATGGTAGAATAATTCACTGTCATTCATTTCACCATGCTAATTATATCACGTCAACATATATGACTACAGCTTCTCTACCTTTGAGATATGAAATAAAGAATACAGGCGTAACTGCAAGTAATACAACTCTAAAACAAGTATGTTCCACTGTTATTTCTGAAGGCGGATATGAACTAAGAGGTCTTCAACAAGCTGTTGGAACTGCTATTGGGACGCCAAGAGATTTGACAACAGTTAATACATACTATCCAGTTATCTCAATTAGATTGAAGGCTTCTCCTAATAGACTTGATGCTATTGTTATTCTTACTGCGCTATCATTAATGGGTATTACTAATAATGCTAATTATAATTGGCGAGTTGTAGCATCAGGCACAAGTACTGGTGGAACTTGGAATAGCGCAGGAACTGATTCTGCTGTTGAATATAATCTTACAGGAACAAGTTTTGCGGACGGTAGAATTTTGGCTTCCGGATGGACCACTGGTTCTAATCAGGGTTCAAGTCCTGTTGATATTTTAAAAGAAGCACTATTTAAGTTTCAGCTGGAAAGAAATGGACTTACTTCCTCTCCTTATGAGTTAACATTAGTTGCTGCAACAGATTCTGCAGGCGCTGATATATACGCTTCTATGGACTGGGAAGAGATCTCAAGATAATATTTTTTATAAATAAACAGTCAGTGCGAGTATAAAAGGGTACGCCAGACCTCGCATATATAAGGAAAGCCCAAGGGAAACTCCAGATGAAAAAGTTTACTACATTTGAAACTCAGCTAGGCGAGTCTGTCGTACTCACTGACAAGGCCAAATTATCTCTTTATAAAAAATCCTCAAATTCAGGCATCTCCACGGATATACTAGAAGAAGTGTATCGTAGAGGTTATTCAATCTGGAACGAAGCCTTTGGCGGAACTCCGGATTCATTTGCATTTGACCGAGTAAATTCATTTATCGCTGATGGTTTTGCTGCCCAGCTTGATGAAGACCTAAAGAAAGCATGCTGGAAGGGCTATGAAGCCATTGGCATGAAGAAGAAAAATGGTAAGACCGTTCCTAATTGCGTTCCAGTTAAGGAAGAAGAATTAAACAAGCCAGTCATGACTCCTGCCCAACTTGCTGATAAGCACGGGGTTTCAGTTGAGTCAATTGACAAGGCTCTTAAAGCAGGCATTAAGGTTGAGAAAGAACACACAACCCATTCAGCTGATGCCAAAAGAATTGCTTTAGCCCACCTCGGCGAAAAGCCAGATTATTATAAGAAATTAGATAAAGCTGGACTGGAAGAAAATGCTGAGAAGCATTCCAAAAATCCAGACGATCCGGCTTCAAGATTTATAGGGAGCAATGAATTGGTAGACATTTATAAGAAAGAAACTCCTGGTCAGCTTATCAAGCGTGTTGTAAGAGAATGCCTTGAAGAAGGCGATGTTATTCATACTAAGTTTGCTGTGAAAAATTTACAGAAGCGTGGCATCGAAGGTCCGCATAAAGCTGGCGCTCAAGATTTGATGCGTAACTGGGCTAAACATCCATTTGATTGGGAAGCCGATGATAAAGTTTCTTATCATGGAACAACTGCACGTATTCATAAAGATGGAAAGCACATAGACGTAGACGCTGGTGCACATGGAATAGATCCTGATATTAAAACAAAAATAATTAGAAAACAGGCTGCAAAGAAAACTGGCAACGTTGTAAAGATTAAAGAAGCTGCAATGCAGGCAACAACTGCTCCTGCTCCAACTGCTGCTGATATGGGTCCTAAAAGACTCAGTAGATATCAGACAACTCAGCAGACAAGCACTATTGGTAATCAGGGTTTTAATCGTTCTGGTCCAATGGGAACTCATATCAATCCTTCGTCGCCAACTACACCAAGAGGCGTGAGATCAATGACCTCTGGTTCAACTCAGGCAACAGCAAAAACATTAACACCACAGCGTGTTTCTGCCAATCAACCAGCACCAAAGACAGCTTCTGCTCCAGCATCTGCTCCAAAGCCATCAGCCAGTTTCGGTTCTTCTTCAAGACCAACTACTGTTAGTGCAACATCTGGTGGGATGGAAAAGAGTGGCGGATATAAACTATCATCAGGAATGAGCGATGCTGGTAAGGCTAAAGTAAAGCCAGCTGCACCAGTTCAGATTCCTGCAGGCGCTGGCAAAGCAGTAAACGTTCTAAGTAAAGTAGCTAAGTTTGCTGGACCAGTTGGTGCAGCTATTGGATTGGTTGCTGACGCCAAGCCATTGAACAAGGGCGAAGATGAATTTGCTCGACAGAAGTCACTAGGAATTACTAAGCCAAACGTAACTCCTGGTATGGGAAGCACAAAGAACATTGAGCCTGTTAAGGGCGGAGCAATTACAACTAAGGCTCCTGACTATTACAAGGGTAAGGTTGGCGATTACACTGTAAAAGCTGGTGATACTCTTTCTGGTATTGCTTCAAGAACAGGTCAATCAGTTTCAGATCTAGCAAGCAAGAATAAGTTTGATAGCGAAAACAAGATTGCCGCTGGATCTAAGCTATTTACTGGTAGCGTTCCAACACCACCATCAAGACCAGAAACTGAATCAGGTTCAACTAAAAAGAAAATTAAAGAAGCGATTTCAGAAGCCACATATAAGGGAAAGAAAGTTCCTTTGAATAAGCCAATGGCTGGCGATGTTAAGAAATCAAAAGTTTTCGTTGATCCTGATGGCGATGGTAAGGCGCAGAAGGTAAACTTCGGTGACAAAAGCATGTCTATCAAAAAAGATCAGCCTGCTCGTAAGAAATCATATTGCGCAAGATCTTCAGGTCAGGGTAATCTAACAAATAAAACCAGTGCTAATTATTGGTCAAGAAGAGCCTGGAATTGCGAAGAGACTGAGGAATAATCATGATTGGTAAGATCGAACCATACGACGCATTGAAGGTTGCATTAGCAGACACTTACGTATTCAGCGTAAAGGTTCAGGGTTATCATTGGAATGTAACAGGTCCACATTTCTCTGAATACCATAAGTTCTTTGGCGAATTGTATTCAGAAGTAAATGACGCTGTTGATGTCATTGCCGAATCTATTAGAACATTTGATGCCTTTTCTCCTGGTTCTATGAAAAGATTTCTAGAGCTAACAACTATTGAAGAAGCAAATAATATTCCTGACAGTCTAGTTATGATTAGTAAACTAGCCGCTGATAATGAAAGAGTTATTGCTTCTATAACTGCTGCTTACGAACTTTGCGAAAAGCATAAACATTACGCTGTATCAAATATGCTACAAGACCGTCTAACTGCTCATCAGAAGCATGGTTGGATGCTAAGATCTTTCATAAAGGCATAAAAATGAAAAGTTTAGAACACATCATCAGAGAAATCCGTGAAGGTAAGGGTGTAAAGGCAGATAAGAAAAGTCTTGAACACTCAATTCGTAAAGTTGTTACAAAAGAATACGAATCTTCATATGGCGCTAAAGATAGCAAGCCAGTAGAAGAAACTGTTGGTGTTGTTGGTACAGACAAGTATCAAGGCACAGAATTTAAATCAATTAGAACAGCAACTCCACATATTAAGCCACCAGCTGGTGAAGGTAGTCATTCACAGGCTCCTGAAAACGCTTCACGTCAAAGAAACATTGCTAAGGAAAGAGCTGGTATCAATAGAGTTGAAGAACAAGCTGTTCCTATGGTCAGAGTTCCAAATATTAGATTAAGACCTAGATTGGGCGAACCTGCAAGAAAATTGCCAGAACCAGAGCCAGCACCAATTGCGCCCGAAAAACCAAATATTCCTGATAAAACTCCTGGTAAAGAGCCAATGCCTGCTCCAAAGCCAGATAACGATCCAGGTCCAGTAAAACCTTCAGAAAAGCCTACTGAGAAACCTTCTGAAAAACCAATTAAAACTCCTGGACAACAACCAGAGCCTTCTACAAAACCTTCTCAAAAACCATCAACTGCTCCAGAAGTTGCGCCAGCACCACAAAAGGCTCCTGCTCCTGAAACTGCTCCGGTGCCAAAAACAAAAACGCAACCAGCTCCAGCGTTGGCGCCAGAAGCTCAACCAGCGCCTTTACCACAAACGGCTCCAGCTTTATCAACAGAACCTTCTCCAGCACCATCGCCAGAACCCGCTCAAAATAAAAAGGGTCAAGAAGACGATGATTTAAAAAGAGCTGGTATACCAATGGCTGGTGTTCCTCATAATTTTGATTATACTATTTCTCATTTACATAGACCAAATGTGAGTCGTGGCCACGCTAAATCGCACAGAAAACATTCTATGAAAGAAGAAAACGAACGTAAAGAAATTGAAAATATGCCACGTAAGGGCGATCGTAAGTCAATTGAATACGTTGGTAGAAAAAGTGCTGATCCTAAGTCAACAAAAGAAAAGACTTCAAGACTGGCAACTATCAAGAATGTTATTGATGAAGCCAGAAAGGCAATGACTGATAAGAAGATTGATACAGAAGATGGTAAAACAAAAGTTTATGATTATGGCGATAATGTATTGATAATCAATCCAGATCAAAAAAGAGTCAATCTAGATGTCGAGGGCAACAAGATTGCAAAAGACTACGAAAATAAATAATAGAAATTTCTTAAGAGGAAACCGATGACCGACAAACCAAAAACAATCCAGGAAGCTCTCGCTGAAGTTCAACGTAAAATAAACGAAGAAAGAGCAAAAAAGGCTGCGGAGATGTACGCTTCAATGGATGAAGCTGCACCAGAAATTACAGTTGGTGGCAAAAAGGTTAATACAAAAGCTGTCACCCCTAAGAACAAAGCACAAGATTATATTGCTAATAAAGAAGGAACTAAAATTCCTCCTGCAGAAAATCAGAATCTTCCTGGTCCTGCTCCACAGAAACCAAAATCTGCTACAGTTTCAGATTTAACAAAGTCTGCAGGCACAACTGCAAAGACTTTAGGTAAAATTGGTGGTATCGGTGCCGCTGCTTCTATGGGTGGAAGTGCTGCTCTTGGTGGTGCTGCTCTTGGTGGAATGGCTTCTGGCGCACTTGGCGCTTTGGCCACTCAAACACAAACAGGTCGTGATGTTGGTAAATGGATCGGAGATAACGTTCCTGGCGCTAAAACAGCTGCTGACTTAATGAGAAAAGCTGGCGAAACTATTGGCGTTAGAGAACCAAGTCAGCCAAAGGCAGCTGAGACTCCAAAAGCAGAAACACCAAAAACTGCTGAGGCTCCAAAACAACAAACTACTCCACCAGCTGGTAGCTCTGCTGCTAAAATGTCATTTAATCAGGCATATGCTAAAGCCAGAGAACTTGCGAAAACAGCTGGTCAAGATCCAAATAAAGCTCAGTTCAAATTTGATCGTGGTGGTGGAGAAAAAATTTATCAGGCTGCTGCTACTAAAAAAGATTATGTTCCAATGAGCAAGCAGTTTAAGGTTGACGTTGGTGCACCAAAGGCTGCAGCCACGCCATCAACCACCCCAAAAACAGCCGAAGCTCCAAAGACAGAAACACCAAAAGCAGCTGAGGCTCCAAAAGCACCAGAATCTCTAGGTAAAACTGTTGGGTCTCTATTAAGAGGCGACCTTTCAAGAGCAGGCGAAGGCGCAAAGGAATGGGGTTCAGCCGTTTCAACAAGCGTAGATAGAGTTAGAAAAAATACAGCAAATGCTTTAGACCCAAAGGGCGCAGAATCAGAAAGTGGATATTCCAAAAAAGGGAAAAGTAAAATGTCAGAAGAAAACGAGATCAATGAATTATCGCCATTTGAAAGAACATTTGCTCAGAAAATGAAGCAACTTGGACCTGGTAAAACTTACCGTGATCCACACTCTGGAAAAGATATTCTTTTAAAGTATGCTGACAATAAGCCTCACGCTAGTGGCAATAAACCACATAACACAAGCAACGTGCCAACTCCACCAAAAAGACCTGATGAATTTAAATCAAACATAGTTCCTGCTCCAAAACAATCAACTTGGAGAGATCCTGCTAAGATTGATTATTCAAAAGACAATAAGGCAAAGCCAGAAACTCTACCAAGCACAGTGCGTGGTTCAGCTGCTGACCCAGCACGTGATGCTGCAAGAGATACAGGAATAACTGGAAAACCAGGCGGAGAAACAGGAGTTTATTCAAGAGATGGTTCAACTCATTCTCTTCAGGGTAAAAATATTACTGTACCAACTACAAATCGCACTCCAGAATACGAATCAGGCGGAAAGAAGAAAAAAATGTCAGAAGAAACAAATCCACTAATCGCAGCCTTCTTAAAGTTGCAGGATGAAAACCCAGCAAACATGTTCGAAGCTGCTAAAAAAGCTAAGAAGGATTGGGATGGGGACAAAAGAATTGAGTCTGAAAAAAATGAAGTTTGGGGTTCACGTTTTGCTGCAGCTAAAAGAGCTGGCAAGATGGAAGAAGCCGCACTTGATCCAAAGGATTCAGATGTAACTGCTGCTTCAAAGACTATCACAAAGACAAAGCCAGCTGAAGATCCATCACTTCCTAAGACATATCCAGGCACAGCTTCAACTGTAAAGGGTCCAAATCCAACTTCTGATCTATTTAAAAATAGAATCGCTAAAGAAGAAGTTGAGCTTGACGAAAATTCATTCTACGCTTCAAATGTTGGCGGTAGAGTTAAGATGCATAAACCAGGAACAATGTTAAAGCACGAAAAGCATGGGACTGTTTCTGTTGTAAGTTCAGATCCTGGACACAAAGATTTTGATGCAAGTTCAGATCGTAATCCAAAGGGAATGAAAGGTCCATCTTATAAAGTAAAAGATGGCAAAGGCCAAACTCATCATATTGATCTTGAATCAGATTGGGGTCTTAGCGATAAGCCAGTCAAGGCAAAAAGAATTAATGTGAAGGAAGAAGAAACTCTATTCTCAGAAGCAGAACTAGAGCATATTAACTCTTTTTTTCTTGAAGCCTCTGTAGCACCAGTAGATCCAGAAACTACAGAGGCCAAACCTACTTCTGAAAAACTTTCACAGAACGATGTTACTGTGACAGCTGAAAGCGGAAAGAAAAAAGTTAAAGAAGAAGTTGAGCAGATCGAAGAAGGTCGCCCAAAGAAAAACCCAACACCTGAAACAACCGAACGTGATCCACGTAAGCATATTCAGGTAGAGGCAGGACGTGCTGCTGCTGGTAACGTTGTTGACTTTACTCACAATGATGGTTCAAAGTCAAAGATTACACCAGCAATGGGAAGAAAAATTACTTCTCATCTTCAGGGTCTAAAGCCAGCTGATCGTCAGGCAGCAGTTAATAAGATGCATGACAGCGCAGAAGGACTAAAAGTCTAATGGGAATCGAATCCGCAAACAATATCATCATCAGAGAAAAGCCTATTAAGAAAAGATCTGGTGGTTGGTATATGAGAATGGAAGACCTTAGACAGATACCAAAAGATGAAGTAGTTTATCATAATCCAAATTTTGTTGACCACTATAAAGTCAAGAAAGATGGAACTTTAGAAAAACTCTTCAATACCAAATCGCAATATCTTTCAGATATGGCTAATTTAGATAACGAATAAATACAATAAAATTCTTTTAGGAGGAATAGTAAATGGCACAATGGGGTAGAAACGATCAGTCAGTTACTGCTAATAGCAGCACTACTGTCGAAACATCAACAGGCGCTCCAATCGGAACTTATACTGCAGTAAAGGCTGGTGGTGGAGCAAACGCTCACTTCGGTAACACATCTGCTGGTTCAAGAGCAGCAACTGATGTAAATATGTTTAACAATGCAACATCAAGTGCATTTCTTTCAGGTGCTGCTGTTGGCGTATTTGGTGTTTCTGCACCAGAAGTTGCTAACACTTCATCAGAAAAGGTTGCTCACGCTGGTTGGAATCTACGTAGAGCAGGCACTGGCCCAGCTGTTTCTGCAGTTTATGCAAACACTGGCGTTGGTTATAACAACAATGACATTCTAGTTGCTAAGTCATCAGTTGCTGGCGGTAACGCCACTTTCAACATGACTACAAATGCTACTGGTGGTGCAGTTGTTCTAACTCTTAACACTGCTGGTTTCGGTTTCACTGGAACTGGTCAGGGTAATCCAGTTATCCCAACTTCAAACCTATTCATCACTAATGCTACTGGTGGTTCAGCTGCTGGCAATACAACTACTACTTACATGGTTGTTACTGCCGGAGGACGTGCTGGTCGTGTTCATTACGAAAACCTAGTAGCCATGGGATCTCTTGGCGCTCAGACTGCTGCTTACGGTACAGCCGCTACAGCTAACGATGCTTCAACTGACGACAGCTTCTTCCCAGGAACCTAATAAATGACAGATAACAGCGTAAAGGTTTCACAGATACCTACAGCTGCTAATGTTGCACCAACCGACAGGGTCTTAGTCCTCCGAGACCCTGCCGGTACGCCAAGCGTACGCACGGTAAATGTCAACATTTTCGCTGCCAATCTGCAAATAAGCAATAATGCGCCAGCGTCTCCAACTTCAAATGGAAACCCTGGAAGTATACGTTATGACTCAGATTATTTCTATGTGTGTGTTGCTAACAACTCATGGAAAAGAGTAGCAATTAGTTTCTGGTAATGAATGAAAAACTGACAGATAAAAACTTTTTACTATATTGTGCTTCTCATTATGATAATGTGAAATACGCTTCCACGGAAGACTTTGTTGAAGATTTAAATAGGTTGAAGTATATTAAAAAATTAATTACTAGATATACTGAATATGGCGATTTAAAAGAACGATTGATATTAAACCATATTATCGTTCTTAATAATTGTTTTGGTCCAGAGGTTTTATGTAGAATATTATATTTGAGAATGAAACCTCAAATGAAATATATAAAACCTTTTTTAATATTATTAGAAATATTACCAGAAAAGATTTATAATATAAACGATGAAACTATTATCGAAACTGATCTAATTGAAATGGATGAAGTTATTGTCGCAAAACTAAGGAAAGTTTAATGCAATCTGTTATAAAACAATTAAACGACTTTGTTAAATTTGCGGCAAAAGAAATAAGCCTTTCAACCTTACCAAAAATACATTTTGTTGGTAAATCGCAAAATACAAAAGCCGCTTTCGGACACTCTAAAGGTAATGAAATATTTGTTCGTGTAACTGACCGCCATCCTGGTGATATAATGCGAACAATTGCCCATGAGCTTATTCATGTTAAGCAAACACAGATGGGCAAAAAAGGTGAACAGTTTAGAGAAGATGAAGCCAACGCTATAGCAGGAAGAATAATGAGAAAATTTAACACAACCTACCCTAGCGTATTCAATCAAAAAGCAACTCCTCCAAACCTCAAAGAGACAGAATCTCTTATACCTGCCAATGTCATGGGTTCAGGCGGACCAGGTGCAGGTATACAGACATATAGTCCATTGATTGATTTTGATAGAGGAAACAAAAAGTTTAACCCTATGTCAGCCCTACATCAAAAGAAAAAGCTAAGAGACATTGTTGGTCTTAAGGCTGCTTTCAAAAGAGAACGTAGAGCAGAAACAAGGAAAGATCAGAACTAATGGATGAGAAGGCTTGCAACAATCTAGAAGCGAAACAAACTAAACTAGAAGATGCTATCTCTAAGCTAACAGACATTTCTGCTGATCTTAATAAAATGATAGCAGTTCATGAATTACGTTTGTCTCAACAAGAAAAGATTACCGATAGCCTAGAAATTATTCTAGAAAAAAGAAGAGATGAATTTGACGAGCGTGAAGAAAAGATTTATGAACATATCGAAAAAGAAGACGCAAAAATCATAGAAAAACTAGATGAATCTTTTGATAAGTTTTCTAAGAAGATGAACGATCTAGAAAGAATGATGTGGGTATATGGCGGCGGATTTGCTCTCGCTGCTTTCGTTCTCGCAAATTGGGGCGATGTAGCCAAACTTCTTCTAAAAAATTAATTTGCCTTTTTGAAAAATACCGGTATAATCATATATGAGGGTTTGATATGGAGATATTATGGATTGGTTATCCCACAAGTATATCGGTATTGTTTCTTCACGATTAGAGAAATTTAAACGTAAGGGACCAAACCTATACAATTTCCGCTGTCCTATTTGCGGGGATTCAGAAACACACCAAAATAAAGCTCGAGGATACATCTATCATAAAGAAGGTAAGATGTTGTTTCATTGTCACAACTGTAATGCGACATTGGGCATTCCAAACTTTATTAAGATGATGGATGTCAACCTATATAATGAGTATCAGTTAGAAAAGTTGGCTGGTAAGAAAACGCCGGAACAAGACGATTACGAGAAGTTCGTCGAGAAAATGCGTAAGCCAGTATATATGACCTCCGGGCCATTAAAAGGATTGAAGAAAGTTTCTCAGCTTTCGCCTTTTGATCCTATCAAGAAATTCGTAGTTGCAAGAAAGATACCTAATGCCTATCACGCCAAGTTATTTGCATGTCCTAATTTTAAGCGTTTTACTAATAATTTGGTTGCCAACAAGTTTTCAGCTGAGTCTCTGGCTCGAGATGAGACAAGGCTTCTTATCCCTTTTCTTGACAGTAATAAAACTGTTCATGCCTACCAAGGGCGTACGTTGGGGGCTTCAGGACTTAAATATATTACAATTGTTCTTAATGAAGCAATACCTAAACTTTATGGCTTGGACACTGTTGATCGTAACAGAATTATTCCTGTCCTTGAAGGTCCGATTGACAGTATGTTTGTTCCTAACAGTATTGCTACTGCTGGAGGTGATCTCGTTAGTGCTATCAAAGACTTTGATAAGAGTAGATTAACGATCGTTTACGACAACGAGAAATATTCTAAAGAGACCGTTAAGAAAATGGAAAAGGCTATTCTTAATGGTTACTCTGTGTGTATTTGGCCCGATAATTTAGATCAAAAAGATATTAACGATATGGTTTTATCTGGTATGAGTTCTGAATTTATTGAACATATTATCAAAACTAACACCTATCGTGATTTACCGGCACAATTAAGGTTGAATCAGTGGAAGAGAGTTTAGATTTCTTTGATGCTGAGATTTTTGCTTTATGTTCTTCGGACATAGGACCACGAGGGCCAGTTTTTACGCCTTTGTTCCAAGCAGGTCTTCCTTTCATTCGAAGCGAGTGAGCAGGATTTTTGCCTCTTCTAGAAGCGTATTTTTTAATACGATCTTCTATGCTATACGGACCATATGGACCCACAGGACCGGATCTGACAGGCGGCATATCTCCTCCTTCAGTTTTATTATGGAGAACACCATTGTTTAAATCTTTTCTGCCATACCATCTGATATATCTGCGTTCTAATGCTAAGGCGCCAATTTCTGTTAAATTGCTCTCTAAGAATACAATTTTGGATTTGTCTTTTGGAACAGAAACACCATGTTGTTTGGAGAAAGCTCTTTTATCTTTTCCCTTACCAATGTAATATGGAGTATTATCTGATGATCTTAGGTAGGCGTATACGTAATAAATATTCATGCTGTCGCTCCTCTTTAGCGGTAGAGTAGGTAGAGATTGCAGTCTCGTGACCTACACTTTATTTATAAAACTTGACTTTTAACAATGGAGAATATATAATGAAAGTTCGTAAGAAGCCAGTTGATGTAGAAGCACATCAACTAACAGAGGATAATGCTGGAGTATTATCAGATTGGTGTGGTGGTTTACTTATTCTTCGTGATGATAATTTCGAACCAACAAAGATTAAAATTCTTACACTTGAAGGCATTATGACAGCACGTGTTGGAGATTATATTATTAAGGGAATTGCTGGTGAGTTTTATCCTTGCGCTCCTGCTATTTTTGATCAGACCTATGAGGTTATTGTACCATGACAAAATATCTTGTCGATGTAAAAGTTGCTGGATGGAAGACGTATCTTATTGATGTTCCAGAAGGCGAAGACTTGTATGATAGCATTTATGAACAGTTAGAGTCAGATTTACTCGATCCAATTATTGATGACACTTATGACGAATTGATGGGTGATCCAAAGGAATATAAGAAATGACCGATGAAGAAACAAATAAGCTAAAGAAGATTCTTTTTGTCTTAACTCTTATTAAAAATAAAGAATCTGATGAACGCAAGCTTGCATACTTAGAAGCAATTGAAGAAGCAATTGAACATGCAAAAGAACTTTTGGGAATAAAAGTTAAATTGTGAGACAATTAATGAGCGAAGAACAGTTTGTCAAATGTTATGTTGTTTTTGGCTGTGTATTTCTGATCTTAATAGTGATGGATATGTTTGGATTATGGGGGAACAGTGATGAATGACATTCATCAGCAGCAATTGAAGCAAGTAAGAGAAAGCGTATATGAGGAAAATCTGCGGCTTCGTGCCGAACTCGCCGCAGCCAATGAGTTTAAGAAGCATTACACTGATTTGATTTCAGTCAATGCTGAACTAATGGGAGCACCTAATGACGGATCGATTACAGACTCAGTAGTTCAAATAGAGAAACTTGTAAAGAAACTTCGTGCCGACCTCGATGCCGCTAATGAGGAAGTCGAAAAATTACGGGAACGCCTTGGTCCACATGGACTAGTCGTCGTAGACATAGACAAGACGGGGCATTACGTGTCTGAGAAAGTTGCCGACGAAATCACCCGCCTCCGTACCGACCTTGCCGTAGCCAATGAGCGATGTGAGATGCTGACAAAGGAAGTCGTAGAGTGGCGTAGTCGCCCCGATGCTTTGCGGGCTGACAAAGCCGAAGCCGACCTCGATGCCGCCATTTCAGAGCGTAATGGCCATTACGCTACATTGAAGCATGTGGCTAAAGAGCGTGACGAAGCCTTGCGTAATCAAGCAGAAACTCAATCTAAACTAGATGCTCTTGAAAAACTGTTTCAGATGACCTGTCAACAGTTTGAAGAAAAGCGCCAGCGTATTCTAGAGGTTCTTGACTAATGACGAAGCATTGTGTATATTTTTAGTGGAAAGGAGCCTACACATGACCAAGAATAAAGCAGAATCGGAGTATGTTATGATAAGGCGAAAGTGTGAAGATTCGGATATGGCAGAGTTAACATTCGCTAAGAATAACGAAAAACTTGACCTGACAGATTATAGGTGTATCCGAATGTTTTCAGAGACCACAGAGGAATGGGTTCATAAAGATGAATACGAGCATTTCTATGAAGAGTATCGCAAATTCAATGGTCTGATGATGAGGCATGGTGCGATACTATCATATATAAGTGAACCGTGTGAAGAAAAGGCTGTCACCACTTTCTTGAGGATGAAGGCGAAAGACTGATGACCTATACGTGGAGTAAGTATCCTGATGCCAAACCTAACCGATCTGGATACTATTACACATACTATTTCAATAACGAAATGAATGATTGTTTTTACAAAGCGATATACTATAATACTTCCGCAGACGAGTGGATCGGGTGGAGAAGAGGTATAGAACCTAAAGTTATAGGATATGTAGATAAGACGTATGCGAAGTTCTATGTTCCTTGTTTAGATTTGGTAACGCCAGACATAGGGAGTTTCTTGGAATGAGTGAAGATATTGTGAAGCGACTGCGTGAACCATGCTTTTTCAATGGATACGATCAGCAAACTTCTGAAGAAGCCGCTGATGAAATCGAGCGTCTTCGTAAGTATGAACAACTAGTCAATTTCATTGCTACGGACTATGTTGAACTCTCGCATGATAAGGTTCAAAATGAATATCTTCTTATCATAAAGAAGTGCCGAGAGTTGGTTAAGGAAGATATGGTAAAGATATTTGATGAATACCTTGAGGGTCTCAAAGACGTAAAGGATATTTTCTGATGGCCAGACAAATATAGAGGAGGTCAACGTGGAGGAGATAGAAATGACTGACGATGTATATGTGATTATTCTTTCGAATGGTAGAGCAGAGAACGTTCCACCATCATACAACTGGTATGATATTCTTATCCAAGCAGAAAGCGCTTGGAGACATAGTTGCAGTTCTTCGGCTATTCCTGAGAAGCTAATAAAGAACGGTAAGATCATTGTTGAAAAACAACTTTGGTATGTAGCAAGTAACTATGTTATAGAAAAAAATCATCTGGTAGATAAGGCTTACGAACAAGCGAAAGAAATGTTCCCAGAACCAAAAGGTGAGTGATGAACTACTGCTTCATGTATGACGGGATAGTTCTAGTGTTTCACAATGATCGATATGCTCATTGTTGGGACAAACAGTTTGTGACAGAGAACTGGTGAGAAAGATAATGAAATACAATATTGAACTAGACCATGACCAAACTGATGCTATTGTCATTGCTTCTCTAAAGGAGGCGTATCGTCTCAATGCTGATCCTCTTCCGGACGAAGGTGGAGAGAAATGGGTTGATGTCGAGTTTCTGGCTGCTATAGATCATGTCCTAGAATATTATCATAACTATGAGCAGAAGAAGTTATGGATTGTTGAAAAAGAATCGTTTAATAATGGAAAGAGTAACAAATGAACAACGCTAAGATTGAAGAACTTGCAAAATGGGCTGCTAACAAACTAAACGGTGGCAACTGGTATGATGAAAAATTCTATCAGTTCGGACACAAAGAAGCATGGATGAATATGATCAAAGAATTGATTGAAAGGTTAGAAGATGAACGACGCTAAAATTATTGCTATTACACAACCAACGATAACACTTCCGCCAAGCGATGAATTGTTTGGACAAATCCGCCCTATGACTGCCGAAGAGTTTATCTGTTATACAGCAAGAGTTTCTAATCCATCAAATCAGATGAATACCGAAACTGCTCCGAAACTTCTAAAGTATCTTATCAGGAATCGCCATTGGAGTCCTTTTGAACAAGTATCCATAACCATGGATATTACAACAACCCGAGACATTTCACACCAGATCATTCGCCATCGTTCATTCTCTTTTCAGGAGTTTAGCCAGCGTTATGCTGATCCTACTAAGGACATGCAGTTTGTAACGAGAGAAGCAAGACTACAGGACGCCAAGAACCGTCAGAATAGTATTGAGACGGATGATGAAAAGTTGAAAGAACATTGGGAAGATGTTCAGCGTGACGCTTTCCTTGTAGGGAAAGAATCGTATGAATGGGCGATCAAAAATGGAATTGCTAAAGAAGTTGCTAGATCAGTATTATCAGAAGGTCTAACTTCTACTCGTCTATATATGGCAGGGACGCTTCGTTCTTGGATTCATTATATCGATGTTAGAGCCGAAGAAGGCACACAGAAGGAACATCGTGAGGTTGCTATTGCTGCCCGTGAAGAAATCCTAAAGCACTTCCCATCTTTGGAAGAGTATTGGTATCCAAAGTCAATACATTTGCAACATATGGAGCGTTTAGGCGAAGAATTTGAGAAAGTTCTTTATGATAACCTTGATGATCTATATGAAACAGATGAAAAACCTAAGTCATGGTGGTGGAGGTTTTGGTCATGAGTAAAATAGTTCTCGTTGAAACCGTTTCTATGTTCCGGCATATATACGCTGTAGAACTTGAAGATAACCAACCAGCAGATTATGCTGTAGAAGATGTTATGTATTTTACTACTGGTGGAGAAACAGAATTTGATGAAGTAGCACAAGAACATGTTGGTGAAAACATCTTATCACACCGTGTAGTAACTGAAGAAGAATACTTAGAACTTTTTGATCAACATAATCCATATGCCGCTCCTATATGGACAGTTGAACAAAAGAAGAGATATATATACAAGGCTAAAGAGAACAAAGAAGTGGACTTTGGTCCAGATGTAGGCAAAGAGGTAGTAGAATGAATAAAAACGCTCTCAAACTAAATAGTGTTAATGTCCGTCACGGAACGCCAATTCCCACGGACTCTAACGCTAATTGGGAGCGCCAGCCTATGACTATTTATCGTCGTATTTACGAACAGCATTTTGGACCTATTCCTAAAGATGAGGATGGGAGAACCTATGACATCCATCATATTGACGGAAACCGTAAGAATAACGACCCATCAAATTTAATTGCTCTAAGTATCAAAGAACATTATAAAGTCCATCATGATCAAGGAGATTATGGCGCAGCTTTGAGAATTATTGCACGTATGGAAGTCCCACCAGAATTACTATCAGAACTTGGTAGAAAGAATGTAGAAGATCAGGTTGCAAAAGGAATTCATCCCTTTCTTGGTGGCGAGGTTCAAAGAAAAAGCAATATAAAAAGAATTGAAGAAGGAACTCACATTTTTCTAGAAGAGGGATTTTCTTCAAAATATAATAGGAAAAGAGTTGAAGAGGGAACGCACAATCTTTTAGGCGATAACAATCCAGTGCATAAAAAGATAGCAGCAGGAACCCATCATTTTCAGAATAAAGAATGGCACGAACAAAAGATGAAAAAGATTTTTGCTGAAGGTAAACATCCTTCGCAAATAAAGAAATCTTGTCCTCATTGTGGAAATTTGTTTAGTGTGAATACTTTTAACAAACACGTAAACGCATGTAAGAGCAGGAGCGAATAATGGTAGATATGAATGTTTATCAACAGTACATTTACAAGTCTAGATATTCTAGATACTTACCGGAAAAGAACCGTAGAGAACATTGGGACGAAACTGTTGATAGATACATTGACTTTATGGTTGATAAGATCAAAGAGAAACAGAATTACGAGATAGACGATAAGACTAAAAAAGAGTTACGTGATGCCATTTATAATATGGAAGTCATGCCAAGTATGCGTAGTTTGATGACTGCTGGTAAGGCTCTTGATCGTGATAATGTTGCTGGTTATAACTGTTCATACCTACCAATTGACGATCCTAAAGCATTCGATGAAGCTATGTGCATTCTTATGAATGGCACAGGCGTTGGTTTCTCTGTCGAACGTCAGTATGTAAATAAGCTACCAGAAATTCCAGATCATCTTTATGATTGTGATACAATGATCACAGTTCGTGATAGCAAGGAAGGTTGGGCAAAGGGATTACGTATGCTTATCTCATTGCTTTATGCTGGTGAAATTCCAAAGTGGGATCTAACTAATCTTCGTCCTGCTGGTGCACCACTAAAGGTGTTTGGTGGTCGTTCTTCTGGTCCAGAACCATTGAATGATCTATTCAAGTTTGTTATTCGTATTTTCAAAAACGCACATGG